ACGACAAAATTTACAGGAATTGAAGGCATGAAAATATTAGTTTCTACTAATGATGAGCCGTATCAATCTTCAGTAGCAACAGCATTAGTACCTCTTGATTGCGAAGTCGAATTAGAAGGAATATCTGGTCTCCGAATAGGAAATATATTCACATTAGACCATTTACCAGACATATATACAACAAAAGGCGTATTCCAGATAATTGGATTAACAGACACTATTGATAAAAATTCATGGGTAACAAAAGTGAAAAGTCAATTTAGAGTGTTTAATGATATTGATTATCATAAAGCTAAAACTGGCACACAAAAATCTACAGGAAGGACACCCAATCTTCCTTTAGGAAATATAACCGCCGACGAAATTGTATTGTATAATAAAAAACAAATTGATTTAAAAACTTCTGATGAAGTGGTCGATTTTGAAGCACTGAAAACAAAAAATAAAAATTTGCGTGATGTGTTGCTTAACGCAAATGCATACAGTATGAAATATTTTAATAAGGTTGTCACAGTAACGGATATTCACAGAAAGAGAAACGAGTCGATAGCAAATCCTGGCTCGAAACATTTAACATGGGAAGGAGCAGATTTACGAAGTGATAAATACACTGCTGATGAGCGCATTAGGTTCAAAGCACATTTAAATACTATTGCAGATTATGTTTTATATCATTTTGGTACAGGTTGGCATTTCCATATTGAAGTGCGTAAATAAAAATGACTTTTTGATTATTTTTTTTATATTTATGGCTATATTAAAAGGTTATATTTTCACATGATAATTGAAACAAAAGACGAATTTCAAACATTTTTTGATTTGTATAAGAATAATAGTGTCATTCTTATACCAATCTCATCTAATAATGTACGCAATACATTAAATAATAGATTGTGTTTATTATTTGTAAAAATATTAAATCAAAAAGATTATTATATTTTACCATTTACGCACACAGAAGCCAATAATTTAGATTATAAAATATTAGAATACTTGGCATCGACAAACAATAAAAAGTATGTATTAGATAAAAAAGACTTCTTAAACATTTATAAGATGGATAATTTAATAGATGTCAATATATTATTTTATTTAAATACAAATGTTGTTACGGAGATACAACAAAAATATAGTAAAGCAGAAATATCTCTGTTAAGCAGAAGTTTTGAAATAGATAATGTTTATGATTCAATACCCATATTAAAAATTAAAGAAAGATTAATTCAGTATTCAGATAATATCGAATTTATCATCAATTCCAATGTCGAATGTGAACAACAAGAAGGATTTGATTTTCTAAATAACAAGACGATAGAATGTTTACAGTCTATTGAAATGAACGGCATTTATATTGATGAAGATGTGCTGTTGAAGCATCATCCACAGTATAAAACACATATAAAAGATAAGTATGTTTATACAAACTATAATATTTATACATCAACTGGAAGACCGTCAAACAGATTTGGCAATTTAAATTTCTCGGCATTAAATAAAGATAACGGTGAGCGTGAATTTATTGTATCGAGATTCGATGATGGTGGCAGATTGTTTTATTTTGATTACGACGCATATCATTTAAATCTTGTTGCTGATTTGATTAAATATTCATTTCCTAAGGACACCTCAATTCACGAATATCTTGGAAAACAATATTTTGGAAAAGAGGTTTTAACTGACGAAGATTATGAGCAATCAAAAGCAGTTTCATTTAAAATATTATATGGTGGTATACATGATACAGTTGCCAAGGTTATTCCATTCTTCGAAAAAACTCAAATATATATTACTGAAATGTGGCAGGCATATAAAAATGATGGATGTATTAAAACAGAGATATCCAAAAAGAAAATATATATTCATAATTTAGATAGTATGAATCCAAATAAATTGTTTAATTATTATTTGCAAAATTATGAGACTGAAAAAAATATTTTAATGGTAGAGAAAATTAACAAAATTTTACAACCACATAAAACATGTTTAATTATGTATTTATATGACGGATTTTTGTTCGATTATTGTCTTTCAGATGGCAAATTATTATTTGATGAGATTAAAACTCTTTTAGAAGACAATGGACAATTCAAAACAAAGCAATATATGGGGAAAAATTTCGATAAAATGAGCAAAATTGACTGATTTATTAAAATCCATATACTTATATATGTGATATATTGTGAGGAAAATTGATGGAAAAAAATGAATTAAATATCGATGAAATATTATTGGAAATGTCCTGGCGACTAAGTGATGGTATTGTTGATTTCAAAAAAGATGAATCTATTAGTATGTTGCGGGAAGTTCTTGAAGAAATGGGGTATGATAATAAATTTATTGACGAGTTTACTTTTTCAGTAAAATATCCTATAAAATAAATAATTGCTGTTAAAAATCATTGAAATTTTTTGAGGATAAAGTATGGACACCCAATTGTTATTGACCTTTACTAAAGCAAATAAGTTATTAAATTCTGTTGAAGAAATTAAATCTTGCTATGTGTTAGCTTTTAATAAAATATATGTGTTGGAAAATATGGCAAATAATAAAGAATTGATTTGTAGTTATAATATAGATGTTAAAGCCGGAGTCAAAGGCGACATACCTATGAACACAATTTCAGTGCATCGTAAAAAAGACACAAATACTATATACACGATTAATGCATTAAATTATGTTATTGCTCTGTTGAATGATGGAAAAGTTGACAATAAATTCCCTGTTCCTTGGGAAAACTACAAAAATATGATACTTGTTACTAATACTGAAGGACTTAAAAGAATAGAGACAGGAATACACTCGGTATTGGCAATATAATTTTTTAAAAATAATTTCAAAAAAAATGTATTAATTAAAAAAATTTCTATATTTATATGAAAGTAAAAATTGGTTATATATTAAATAAGTTATACTGTAATAATAGTACTTGTTTAATAAATGACAAATAATTAATTAACTAATGATAAATTAAAAGGAGAACCGTTATGGCTATCAATTATGCTCAAATCAAAGACAGACTAAAAACCCTTCAGAGTCAAACAAAAAGACAAGATTCTTTCTGGAAACCAACTCCGGGAACACATCAAATTCGTATAGTGCCTTACAAATTCGATAAAGACAATCCATTTATTGAGTTATTATTTCACTATAATATTGGAACAAAACCACATTTGTCTCCACAATCATTTGGTCGTCCAGACCCAATAGCAGAATTCGCAGAATCGCTTAAAGCATCTGGAAATAAAGATTCATACAAACAAGGAAAGCAACTCGAACCTAAATTGAGAACTTTTGTGCCTGTTGTCGTAAGAGGCAAGGAAAACGAAGGTGTTAGATTTTGGGGATTCGGAAAATCTGTTTATCAAGAATTACTTTCATTGATTGCAGACCCAGAATATGGTGATATCACAGACATATCAAACGGTCATGATATTACTGTTGAGTTCAAATCAGCAGAACAATCTGGAAAGAGTTTTCCATCTACAACTATCAGACCACGACCATCTAAAACAAAACTTGTTGAAAGTGGTGAACAATTAAAAGCTTTGTTCGATACACAAAAGAACATACTTGAAATTTATAAAGAGCCAACATATGAAGAACTACAAAAAGTTCTTGGTGATTGGATAAACGGCGTCTCGTCCGATACAGAGACTGGTAGCGGGGAAGATACAACAACGGTTACTGACTTTGCATCAGCAAAGGTTAAAGGCAGCGTTTCTGATGGCGACCCTAAAATTACCACTCCGACATCAATAGATAATATTGAAAAGGACCTTGATAAATTATTTGAACAAAAGTAAAATTTAGGAGATGGTTTTATGGCAAAGAAAAAAGAATTTGAATCGGAAGGAATAAAACCTTCCGATTCAGCGAGCAACGTACGAGATGAATTATCTATTTTAATTAGTAAAAATTTATCTAAAACATTTAAAGACCAAACACAAACTGTGTGGTACTTAGATGGACCGGAAGAATCTCCAAGTGATATTTTAGATTGGGTTTCAACTGGAAGCTCACTACTTGATTTAGCAATATGTAATAAACCAAATGGTGGTGTTCCAGTAGGAAGAATAACAGAGATTACAGGTCTTGAAGGCAGCGGAAAATCTCTTGTTGCTGCACATATACTCGCAGAGACACAACGCAAAGGTGGCATATCGGTTTTTATAGATACTGAAGCTGCTATTAGTCGTGAATTTATGCAAGCAATCGGAGTAAATCTTACAAATATGATGTATGTTCCACTTGAAACAATTGAAGATATTTTTCAGGCGATTGAGAATATAATTAATTCTGCAAGAAATAGTACTAAGGACAGATTGATTACAATTGTTGTGGATTCTCTCGCAGGTGCAACAACAAAAGTTGAGATGGATGCCGATTATGGTAAAGATGGTTATGCAACAACAAAAGCAATACTTTTATCCAAAGCATTGAGGAAGATAACAAATCTTATCGCAAAGGAAAAAATCTGTCTTATCTTCACAAATCAACTCAGAACAAAATTAAATGCAATGGCATTTGCAGACCCATGGACAACAAGTGGTGGAAAAGCAGTTGCATTTCATTCATCAATTCGTGTTAGATTATCTAATGCAGGTGCATTAAAGAAAAAGGATTTTGGTGGAGTTGACCAAATAATTGGAAATAAATTACAAGCCAAAGTTACGAAAAATAGAATTGGTCCGCCACAACGAAAAGCATCATTTGAAATATTTTATGATTCGGGCATTGATAATTATAGCGGGTGGGTTGCGGTTCTTAAAACATATAAATTCATAAAAGGTGCTGGCGCATATAATAAATATAGTTTATTAGATGATAGCGGCAATGAAATTGAAGAATTATCTTTTAGAACATCAGAATTACCAACTATATTTAAATCTCGTCCTGAAGTTAAGGATGCAATGTATGCAAATTTGTGTTCAATAATGATTATGGACTATCAGCTAAATGGCGAAATAAAAATGGACGACGATGTTGAGATTGATGAGAGTGAAGATGGAGGAGCAGAATAATTTTTTTGTTAGTTTTTATTAAAAAACTAAACACTATTAGTAGATAGTAAGTCATTAGGGGGTAGAAATACCCTCTTCTGATATGAAAAATGGTGATGCAGAAAATATTTTTTTACGATACTTATAATAAATTGATGCTATAGGATGTGTCATAATAAAAGTTAAAGGATAAACAAGCAATAGGAGTTTGTTATGTTAAATAATACAGGTAAACTATTTTTCCCAAAAATAGAGTTCGACAAATCTACTGAAATAAATCCCAATTCTGGTGATAATAAAATAGTTCATTTATACTATCTTGATTGGACAAATAAAGAAAAAAAATGCAACAATGGCGAATCCGAATTGCCCTTTAGATATGAAGATAAAATCAAAAATTTAAGATTTGCTATATCAGATGGATATCTAAAAGAAATTAGAAGAACATCCTGGGCTTCAGTTGAAGAATTGAATATAGTGAGAACACTCGATTCGTCATTAAGATTTTTATATTTAAAACCAGCAGTTGCATATGTTTCTGTTTCATTTAGATTGTTATCAGATTCGGTATTCGATTCAGAGACAAATTTTTATTATCGCAAACCAGATAAGATTGTTATACCACACCTACTTTTATATAAATTTTGGAAAAATCAAAGACAAGTTCCATCATCTATGATAATGGATTATACTGAAATTCCGGAATTAATGACAATAGCATCAAACGAAGAATTATCAGATGAACAAGAGCGTGATATAAACGAATTCTTGGCATTTTTCAATGAAGATATACAGCAGAAATAAGGAATTGTTATGAATAATATTATATCCATAATAGATGAATTTCAGAATCATTTTAGAAAGATTGGTTTAATTAAATTTAAAAGAATATATTTGCCCGCAACGGAAAAATATGTATGTCATACAGAATCTATATCACTGGACAAGTTTTATACGAACACTGAAATATTTGATTTATTTTATAAGACATATAAAAATATAAATAAAAAATTACATATACTGGATTTTTATAAAGATATTAAAATTCCACGGTATTTAATTAGATATTATTGTAAGGAAAATTAATGGATGATATAAATACAAAAGAAGAATACTTTACTATCTTTGAGCAATTAAAGAAAAATCATAATGAGATTCCAGTGACATCAATTAATAATAAAATTTTAATAGTTGATTTCTTGAATACATTTATTCGTTCTTTTACTGGCTCACCTGCAATGAATAATAATGGCGAACATATTGGAGGCATTACTGGATTTTTGTATTCAATTGGCAGTGCAATACGAATGTTTGGAGTAACAAGATGCATTTTAGTGTCAGATGGTGAGAACAGTGCCGCAAGAAAAAGAAAAATATATCCTGACTATAAACAAAAAAGAAGTGTAAAATTTAATGTAAATCGAGAATATGATTTTAAAGATGCAGATGGAGAACATAAAGCAATGCAACTCCAGTTGCAAATTTTATTAGAATATTTATCGCAAATGCCATTACAATTGGTTACAGTAGATTCAACAGAAGCAGACGATACTATATCGTATATAGCCAAAGAGATGTTCGATAAGAATGAGAATAAGGTTATAATCATGTCATCAGATAAGGATTTTCTACAACTTGTAGATGAACGAATCAACGTCTGGTCTCCCACAAAGAAAAAGTTATATACACCGAAAGCCATAGTGGATGAATACGGTGTACATTCAAATAATTTCTTATTCTATCGAACACTTGATGGCGATAAATCTGATAACATACC